GCGTCTGCGCTGGTAGCTGTTCCTTTGTTGGGTGTTACACTGCTGAAATTCGTATTAGACCATGAGCCGTCGTCATTACGTTTCTGCCACCCGACAGAAGACGCGCCTGATACTGCGGCGCCGGTAAAAGACATTTTACCGCCGGCCTGGAACAAAACAATAGAATTAGGCTGAGTGGTTATTGTCGGTACCGGGTCTAAGGTAGCAGTCTTCTTGCCGGTAAATAAAGACTGTGCTCCGACGATACCGTATTTATTGAGGTCTAGCATTGCGCCTCCGGTTGAAGTTAAATCAGGAGTATTCTGCACTGCCGGTCTGTCAAAAAGAAATAAGGCCTGTAGTTACAGGCCTGGCTGTTTACTTTGGCGGGTTTGTACGGAGAGACTGGTAAGAGGCTTCACAGCTCAGTCCTGCCGCATGGGTGGCGTCAGTGAGCGCTGCCATTCTTGAATATCTCTCAGAGCACCGTCCGAGCAGGTCGGTAAGCACCACGACGGCATCCCAGGCTGTTCCGCCAGAGGAGACAGCGCCGGTATTACGTTCGGCGAGTTGCTTGATTTTGGCAAGCTGCTGCTGCAGGCTGCGAGTAGCAGTGTCAGACTTACTAGCAGCAGCCTGGGCAGCTGCAATTTTATTTTTAGCATCATTTTCTATCCTTTCTTTATTTGCCAGGTTCAGGTCAGAGCGAATAGCATCTGCCTTTGCCTGCAGCTGTTGTTGATAGGCGACACCGTCGTTGTACGCCTGTTTGACTGTTACCTGGTGATAGATAAAAGCCGCGACTATTGCCGCGGCCAGCACTATCACCTTCCAGTATTTCAGGAAGGCTGTTATCATCTTTTTCCCCAGTTCTCTTTTACCAGCTGTTGGGCGCGGGCGCGGGTATGACCTGAGCGTACCAGCGTTTTAACCAGCTGCTTCTTTAGCTCAGCTTTGCCAGCCTTTGGGTTCATGCTGATGCATTTGGCAATTGCCGCGTCGATAGAATTTTTCTGATGTTCAACAATCATTAGTTAGCCTCATACCAGTTGTAAACCATTTTGAATTGTTCCCAGGTAAGCCAGACCAGGTTGTCGTACAGACGTGAGCCTGCTTTCTCGGGGTCAGTAATGCTTTCCCATACCGCAGGCGGAATATGTTCTACAGCAATCAGAATCTTCCAGCCTTTGCGTTTTACCTTCCAGCATACTACCGGAATCTTAGAACCACGTGTCGCAGACTTGGCTGACTGTGTATACCAGGTACCGACAGAAGACGTCTCGTGGTTCTTACACTCGACGCTGAAGTGCGGAACTGAAGTCAGGTCGTCACCGCCTACCATAGTCTGCATCAGGTTCCTGACACAGTCAAGACTGAAAGCTTCGTTAAACATAGCACAAAGCTCTCTCTCAGCACGCTGCCCTTTCTGTCTAATCTGAACCATGATTTGTAAATTCTCCGTGAGCGGCTTCTCGTCCTTTATGCAGCCACTCTATTGCTTGTTCTTTTCCTTCATCCGTGAATGGAAATAATTTACGTATACGCTTACCATTGACACTATACCGAGCGTCCCAATATTGCTTGGTAGGATAGTTAGCTATAAGTAATCCTTTTATACCAGTTTTTGAATTAGCATTTAAGCCGCGATTATACGCGTTTTGTTGTACGTCGCACAGCCTTAAATTTTCTATTTGATTGTTATTTCTAATTGTATCTTTGTGGTCTACCCATTTACCGGACGGCACAGGTCCGTTGTGCCATTCCCAAATAAGTACGTGCTCGCCTACTTTCACGCCATTATAAAAACCTTCAATATATCCTGACGGCACTAAACATCCGAAAGCGTCTCCTGCCTTTACTCTTCTATCTGAATACGCGCGGTATAAATGACCGTCGCGGTATTCAAAATCATTTCGAATATTTACCACAGTGACCATCCTTGTTTCAGCCGGTAGTCAACCCAGACCTTGGCAAGACGGTCGCCTTCAGCAGTAAGCGCGAACTGACGGCTTACGTGCTGATTGCCTTTCTTCATACGGATAAGCTGACGTGCACCGCGAAACGCCATGATATTTTTTACTGGCATTCTTTTTCCTTACGGTGTGGTTTTTTGTAGTAGTCGCCGACAATAGACTTCGGTGTCATGTCAATTCGAGACATCTGAGCCAGCATTGACTCAACGTTACCGAGCTGAGCTACTGGCCAGTAAAAATCCTGTTCATGCTTTTTCCGGTAAGACACGTTAACCCCTTCTGTAGGGTCTTTTTTCGGCTTAGTGTCGAATGTGCCGAGAAATGTAATAACTACGCCATGGGGTGTCTGCTGTGTCTTTATCTTATACCCGTCTAGCTTAGCTATTACGAGGAAGTAGTTACGGACCGCCTTGGCTGTATCACGTATGCCTAACGTGAGCGTCTTAGACTCACCGACAGAGAGGGATGCGAGATGCTCGCGGACTTCATCAGCTTTCACTCTGGCTTCTCCTCTGGCGCGGTGGCGTTCAGGCGTTTAACTTCAGCAAGGCACGCGTTCCAGCCTTCATGACGTGCTTTTGTTAGCGGATAATAGGCATAATCTATATCAGTGCTCTTTTCATCCGGAAGCTTCAGCGCGGCAACGGGCGGTGCGGTGTAGAGATGATTTACGCCCTCCTTTGGCGTCCAGCCGTCTAGCGTATTAAATACGTTTCCATGTTCTGACTTATAGAATTGTGCTACAGGCTCAGCCGTCAGCGCATCCAGCTTTTGCTGCATGGCGGTGCATTGCTTTTGCCAGTTTTCACACTCTGCGTCACGCTCTTTTTCCAAGGCAGCGTAGTCTTCGTGTTTCACAAATTCACCGTCTGAAGTTTCAATCATAGCGTGAGCCCAGACTTCATCGACAGGAGTAAGCCTTATACCATATCTGGTTAATTTATTCGGCATTAGCTGTGCCTCCGAACGGACGGCACGGAACCAGCTTATCGCCTTCAACAAAATACTTCGTGTTGTTTGGCGAACCTGAGCCCGACAGAGCACGACGTTTAATACGAGTGCCGGCTGAGAGCTGGTTTATATATTTAGCGATAAGGTCACTGCGTTCCTGGTCAGTGAGTTTGGAAGCTGGCAGATAGCAGTCAATCTTTTTAAATACATCGGGCTCTGCTTCCATCTCTTCTACAAACCAGCCATCAACAAATTGGATATTAGTCATAACGACTCCATTAAAATTTAATTTTGTTAATTAAACCGCTATTGGTCACAGGTGCCATTATACCATGCTTCTTACGCCAGAGGGACAGGTAAGAACGAATACTTGTATAATCAATAACACCTTTGCCGACAAAGAAGTCGGCAGCAAGGCTTTGTGCTTCTAGGTCGTCTTTGGGCATTGAGTTGAACAAATGATGCGCGGCTGCACGAATGCTTTTAAATTCTTTTCCAGCCATAAATTTTTCGATACTGTCAGCAGTAATTTTCGGATTCAGCATTGTCATTGAAAGTCTCCTGTAAATAAATAATATAATAAACGAAATAATGCCGATTGTATATTACTTTTTACTGACCAATAGCCAGGCTGTTGGAAGACGAAGCCGGTGCGCTGTTCTGAAGTTCCGATACTATTTCCTCCTGAATTTTCCTTATAACCAAATGGTTATTGATTTCCAGTATTTTTAAGACTTAAAATATGAGTAGCTCATAATTAAGTTCGAAGTCATTATAAGTGATTGTTTTAAATAAATAATAATAGATAGACTTTAAACTTAATAGACTTATAGATATAGATATAATTATTTTACGGGTGTATATTTTGACCCCTTTCCGGCTACCCCGGCTGGATTTTGGGTGTGTGTCTCTCTTTCGGGGTTCCCCTAAGCTAAGCTCATAAGTTCTAAGCCTAAGTCAGTTTTTCCTTTTATATTCAAATACATAGTTGGCTTATAGCTCTTCTGCAAGTCTATTTTTAGGCATTAAAAATTACAAGCCTATCTTTTCATGGCTAAGAAAAAGGCCCGCCGAAGCGAGCCTCATTCACACCTTGTCGGTTATACTATCACGTAATACTCAGTGGCCTTGCGGGCGTCCCCGAGCTTCAGGGTCTGCAGTTCTAACACTCCTTCGTTAACAAGGTCGTCCAGTGCACGTTTCACAATGAACGCTTTATTCCCTCGTTCGTCCTTAGCCACGAACTTCGACGCCTTACCAATTAGCACACCAGGTGCGAATGCCATGGCATCGAGGTGGGCGGGAACAATACCGATATTACGTCCTTTCTTAATGAAAGACGGATATTCCTTCTTAACCTGGTCCCAGTCCTTTTTCTTGCCGTACGCAGTAAGAATACCGTTCAGCGTTTCCATAATATTCTTCGCTACATCATTGGAGTCGCTTGCGTCTGTCGCAACATTACCCAGCTTATGAGTAAAGGCCTGGATGCAACGCAGAATATATTTAAACGCCCAGTCACAATGCTGTTTAGTAATTACCGGATTAACCGGATTTTCATACATTGCAAGGCAGCCTACTACGTGAGACCAGTGCAGGGGCATCCTTTGATAAAAGGACTGTCTTAACTGGTCGTCCTGAAAATGTTCCTTCAGCTTCTCCATCTCATGCATATAGGCTATCTTATCTTTCATATCTGCGAAGGCGATACCTACCTCAACATCAGGCTGCGGAGTACCTTCTCCGGCCATTTCTTCGTACATTACCATGATGTCGTCAGGCACGTCTTCCTTGGCATCGTTCTCCAGTTCTTCAGCCAGCAGTTGTTCCGGAGTGCGCGCGATAAAACGCATGCCTGAATCCGGAATACACAGGAAGCGAGATAATGTACCGTCTGTTACTTTCTTGCGGTCAAGCAGGTCGAGCAGCGGCTGTTCAACAGATGCCATCAGTACGCCGAAGCAAGGGTTCAGTACGCGCTCAACGTCTTTATCTGCGTCAGCACGGTCATTACCGACAAGGACGCCTCCGCGTTTCCGCTTCATAGTGGCTTCAAGAATATACTGGCTGAAGTACGCATGGTTATTTGCGTTCAGGGCTGTGAAGAATTCCGTCGCCTCGTCAAACACCAGAGTAAAACCACGGTATTTATTGAGGTTCATTTCACCCATATATTTAGCCAGGCGTTTCGGCGAGGTAGTGTGCTCAGTTGTTTTATCCTTGAGCTGCGGCCGGCTGTGCAGCATAGCCTTCATATTTACCCGGTCGATAAAGCTGGTTGTTACGGACTTACCGGTACCAGATGCGCCGAGCACGATTAATGCCGGGGCAATATAGTTGCGGTGACCGTCTACCATTACCGTACGGGTTTTTCCGGTCGCAAGCCCGGCCATGGTCAGTGCTGCGGCAATAGCGTAGTCCATAACCAGCTCACGCCGGCTGCCGTCCGTGCCGGCCAGATAATCAAGTACCACTTTCATATTGTCAGGCGCTGTCTTATAAAAGAGGAAAGGCGACAGCTGTACTGATTCTTCGTTCTCAGGCAGTTCTGACGAACGGTCTTTAGCGGCCCATTCTTTATCATGGTCAAGGTTCAGCTCAACCCCGCTCAGGTCTGCTTTAGACGCTGCAGCGCGGGCGCAAGACTTCATTATTTGTTCATGAAGGAACTTATAATATTTTTCCGGTGTGTTGTACTGCTTCTTACCGTCCGAACGGTTTTCCCATTTACCGACAGGGAGGTTAATAATAATGCGGTAAACCTGCTCAGGGTCACGGCAAATATCGTACAACCCACGGAAGCAAGAGAACAGACGCTCAGAATTGTCATGGTTAGCAAATTCACCAAACTGTGCGACAGGACCGTGTCGCAGTGAAGTTGTCAACTGCTGGTGCATAATCGGATAGTCAGATGCAATGCGGCCCAAAACTTCTTCGTCAGGTAAATGTTCGCCCTGCTCATCAAAGGCAGCGTCAGGAATAAGCGACTCTTTAAAGTAGTCGTGCAGTACAGGGAGGAACGACTCTATATTAACGAGCTGAGGCTGTCCTGACTCATGAAGGTTACCGGTGAGCAGAATGTATCCGCCTGGCTGGCGAATCTGAATATCAATACCTTCGTCAGATTTAGCTGTGAGACTATACATTTTATCCCAGACAGCCTGACCTGTAATATGCCAGCCGCGACCGGAGATAGACCGTTCAATAAAACCGCCCTGAAACGGATTAATGATGGCGTTATATAACGCGTCCAGTTGTTCATTGTCTCTGCCTGTGTGGTTATCCAGGTCAACGACAATAAATCCGTCCGGAATAATAGCAGCTGGATAGCACCCGTCATAATTGCCTGTTGCGTACTGAGCCGCAGCGTAGACAATTGCGTCGTTGAACGTTCGCCAGGTTGACGGGTCACGAGGTAAGAAACCTTGCATAGGTGGCTTAATGAGTTTACCGTTTTCACGGCGCAGCTCAGTTACAAGCCAGCACTTAGCGTCACGAAGTTGTTTTGGAATGCCTTCTGGGAAGACAGGAAAGCCGAGAGCCGAGCCATCTTTAAGCGCGGCAAGAGTTAGTTGTGTCATAGGAGGTTGTCCAGACCGTCCAGGCGGGATTGCCAGGTGGCTAGTATACTATGAACTTACGCCGGTTGTAAAGTCTAAGTCTATGGACTATTCAATTTATTGCAGATAAAGAAAAGCCCCGTGAGGTCTGGACGAATCACGGGGCTTTTACCTTACATCCTTGTGGACATCCTTATTATACAACAGACGCTTCCCTACAGTACAGCCCTGTTAGTCAGCCAGCCCCAGAGAAAAGTCTCGTTGGTCGATTTTGATTCGGCCAGGTCAAGATAGCGGGCAGCCTGGAGAGAGTTACATGCAGACGTTAATACGGTGTCTACAGTTGCCGGCCCTCGTACCGACATAAGTGACTTAAGCGCAGAGACAGTACGAGGTCCAATCATACCGTCCGGCGTAAGGTCAGGATAAAGCTTCCCTTCATTATTAAGAGCAGTCAGCCAGCGTTGCAGAAACTTAGCCGCAACAGATGGCCCCATATTTACGCCAGTATCAATCAGTTCAGCTGCCAGCTTTTCGCACCCGGTGTTAAACACCTGGTCAAAGCGCGGGCCTGTTACGTAGTCTGCGTAATAAATGTCAAAAGCCTGTTGCTCAGTGAGGTCTATCATTTTACCTTGATAGCCATGAGCACGGGCAACAGCAACAGTGATACCATATTTAGTTTCACCGCCCGGGTCCTTAGGATTGTTTACATATCCGCCTTCAACCTTTATAAGGTCGCGGATTATTTTCGCCAGTTTTTCCGGAACCATGTTTGATTATTCCTACTGCTTTGTAAATACCCCGTATAGTCATTAAGATAACAAGCGTCTTAACGATATAATGCGGAACTGAACCATACAAGCCGACAAAGAAAGCACCACAGCATACCAGCGACATACAGAAATGCCAGAATGTATCGAACACACTGGGATTCACTTTATGGTGCAGGACGCGTAGCGCTGAGGTCATTGTCAGAGTGAGAGTACAGAACAGGCCGAGGGGAGATTGCCAAAAAGATTGGGCTACTTGCGGCGGCCAGAACGTATTGTCTACTGACCATCCGAGCCACATCAAGAACTCATGCATCTTTCTTACCCCATGGTAGTTTTACGAGTTCAATCATTTCCCCGACTTTCATTATAATCGTCTTCCAGTAGATACCGGCAATAAACGACATACCGCTTATAGCTTCACCCGTTGAAAGATTCAAATAACTTGCTATCCAGGGAATGAGGAACAGCGCCGTTGCAACACCCGAAAGGATGAAGCCTAAGCGCTGCTGTACGGTCAATGGTTGCTTATCGGCGTACTGGCCGATAAAACCGCCAAACAATCCGGCGGCCGCATACCAAAGTTTAGCTTTGAGTTCTTCCATTACTAATACCTTATATTAGCGGCTTGTTAACTAGGAATAGTCCTAAACCGGACTAGCAGCTATTCTGACGCATGAACCGACCAATTAATAACACTTTACCGATTTACGTTTTCGCTGTATATTGATAACTCATTTCAACTATTGAGGTTTTAACAAATGATAATTATATATCGTAAGCCAGTACCTTCTTATGTTCAGCAGAAAGCCCAGGAGGCTCTGCTTAGTTGTCCGGCTCGGAAGACACATGGCAAAAAGCTGCTTACCAAACGAGTAGGCAAAAACTGGCGCTTGCTTTCTAAAGACCAGGGTGAGACGTGGAGTTTAATGCATCATGGCGAGTACGATAAAACTGTTGACCGTAAACAATTATAGGAACCGACAATGACTCTTGAAGAAAAGCTAGTAGAGCTGGATAAAGTTAATGCCTGGCTGGCTAAAGGTAAAGCACGTGCTGATGCGCTTCGTGAAGAGATTAAGCAGGAAGCCTTACGCCTTCAGCTGATAGAAAATAAAGAAGGCGCTGCGTCGGTAGAGTTTCCTGTTAACGGCATTGCAGGTAAGCTGACTGTCACCCGTAAGATTAACCGGTCGCTAGACCAGAAGTTGGTTCCTGCTCTTAAGCAGTATTTGCCTAGCGACTTATTTAAAGAAAAGACAGAGCTGGTTGTTGCTCAGTACCGCAAGCTGAGCGCTGAACAGCTAAGCATTCTGGCTAATGGTCTGAAAGAAAGCGAGGGCCTTCCTGTTATCTCGTGGGAACCGAAAAAAGATTAAACTATTTTGCTCCCTGCTATGTACAACTCAACGAGCAGGGAGCATAATCTTTCTCATACCGCAGCAACTGCTGCAAACCAAAACTTGTGGAGATTATCATGAGTAAGAAAATGGGTTACTACGAATTCCATCGGTTGCCTAAGGCTGAACGTAAAGCCTTCAAGGCGAACGGCGGTAAAGTTAAACTGCCGCTTGGCACGTACGTTGTCGGTGCCATTGTCATGGGCTTTGTGGTTCACTGGCTGCAGACGCCGTCTAAACCTGTGGAAACTTTTCCATGGACTAAAGCAGAAGTTGCCTGTCTTAACGCGGTTAAGAATGCAACTAAAGTCAGTGTTCTTGACCTGTCTGCCGGCAGCAATTACGACTGGGGTAATGATGGTTACTCTGTCACTATTAATATCGGCGATAATGCATCTGTTCTTTGCTATGCAAAAGCAGACGGCCGTGTTGTAAAACTTAACTCTATTAAACTCAACTAATCCAACGTCCTGGAGGACACATGTCAACAGTTGTAATGAAAGACCGCCTTGGTCAATCGCTCGAAGTTGTTGGTCTGGTAATCGCGCGTATTACCCAGCTTGATACTGTAGCTGGTACCGTTTACCCGTATGGCTATGACGACCGCGGCAATGTCGTTATTATTGACAGCAGCAATGAACTTTGTGAAACTGCGCCATGGGATTATACTTTCTTTAATCCTAGCGCCGCGTGGGTTGAAGTTACTATCGACACTCCGCGCGCTCGCTTTTATAGAGGCGACGTTGTACAACGTGAAGGTTCTTTGCCCCGTAAAAATATTAACACAGGCTGCGCCTGGTGCCGTAACCGTGACGGTGCCTGGATTGCTTTAAATAAAAAGCATCTTAAAAAGATAACGCCTCACTATTCTGCGGCTGCTTTTACCTATCGTCTGATGGCAGCACAGGCTGATGCGCGGCCCGGCGGTATAGTTGAAATGCTGACACCCACTGCTTTATCAGTTGGGTATTCTATTGACTTTAAACCGGCTGAGCTTGAAAAACATGTTGTCGTTAAAGTTGAATTTACGCCTGGGGGTAAACTCTATACTTATCGGCTTAAAGACGGTATGATAGCAGAGGCAGGCGACGACGCTGTCGTAGTCGTAAATAATCCTGACTACCCGGAACTTAAGGGCACTAAAGTTGTACGTATTAAAGAAGTAACAACTATTGATTCGATTCCTGGTAATTACAAATATGTCGAACACGTTGTTTCTAACCGTAGCTACCGTGAAGTTGAATTTCAGATTCAGCGTTCTAAAGCTTATGCTGCTGCACTTAAGTTGCTTGAAAAGAAATCAGCTGAGCTTGAGCAAGTAAAAGCACGGGCTACACGGCTAGAGCTAGAGATTGCCAAAATGGCAGAAGACGTAGCTGCCGGTAAATATTAATTCTACTAGCCGGTTTAGCCGGCTTAATTGGAGACTGTATGGAAGTTAAAAACACCGACAATATTGCCACTAATGGCTTTGTCAACGTCTGCGTTTATGGCCCATCAGGTATTGGTAAAACAAGCCTGGCTAAAACGCTGAACAAGCACGAGACGCTCATTCTCAATATGGAACGTGGTCTTTTGTCTGTTGCCGGCTCAGGTATCGATTACGTAGACATCTTTTCAACGGCTGGCCTGGCTGAGGCGTATAAGGAACTGACTGAAAATCAGGCATGGCGGGTTAAGTATAAAAATGTTGTGCTCGACTCTTTGTCGGACCTGTCTGAAACTATCTTTGCCGAGGAGGCGAAAAAGAATCCGGACAAGCGTGCTGCCTATGGCTCAATGGCGTCTATGATGCTGCCTATTATTAAGCAGTTCCGTGACCTGCCTTATAATATTATGTTTATTACTAAGCTGGACACTGTTAAAGACGACATCACAGGCGGCGTGCTGTTTGGTCCTATGTTCCCTGGTCAACAGCTACCTAAACAAATGCCTTACATTGTTGACGCAATGCTAGCTGCCCGTCCGACCGTAATGGATGCTGAAGGTAATATTCAACGTTACATTCAGACTAAGCCAGACTTTCAGTGGCAGGCTAAAGACCGCTCAGGTAAGCTGGCTGGCACTGAGCCTATGGACATGCAGTGGATTTTTGATAAGCTGCAAGGCTATAAGCCACAGCGCGAATGGTACTTCCACACAGACCACGAAGAATATCTTCGTATGACTGAACGTGAAGCTGAACACGCCTGTGCTACCGGACACGATGTTATTCGTGTTGGTTCGGATGAATCTAAAACTAAGCATGCCACCTGGTGGGCAAAACAACGCGCTACTGAGCCAGTAGCAACTGATGTACAATTGGCCGATGAAAAGTAGTGTCACCGGCATAATGTTTTAAGTTATACTAACTTCCTCTTCGTGGTGGAAGAAACCAGGGCCCGGCCTGGTATATAATCCGGGAACCATAAACTAAACTAAACTCAAACTTAAGGATACACAAAATGGCACAACTTCAGTTTAACGCAGCGGCTGTAGAGCCGACAGAAGAGTTCAAACCTGTTCCTGCTGGCGACTACAACCTTCTTATCGAGGCCGTAGAACTTAAGCCAACTAAAGCCGGTACCGGTTCTTACTTGTCGCTGAAGCTGAAAGTACAAGACGGTCAATTCGCTAAACGTGTCATTTTTGACATGATTACTTATACTAACCCCAATCCTCAGGCCGTTGAAATTGGCCATCGTAAGCTGTCTGCTCTTTGCCGTGCAGCTGGTATCATGCAGCTGTCTGACACTCAGCAGCTAGTCAATCGTGTTGTATCGGCTAAGGTCGGTATCCGCGAAGACAAGACCGGCCAATACGAACCGCAGAACGAAGTCAAGGTCTATAAGTCAGCAGCTGCCGCAACTCAGCCGGTAACTGGTACTGACGCCCAGACACAGCAGACTCAGCAGTCTACTACTCAGCAGACTCAGACAACTCAGCAGACAGCTGAACCTGACATCGCAGCTGATGATGAAGACGCTCCCTGGAACGCATAAGGTGTGATATAATCAAGGGGTGGCAAATTGCCGCCCCTTTTTCATTTGGAGGTTTTATGCTGGACTTGCTGAACAAAAATAAATGGGATTCCCGTTACATGGAGCTGGCTCAGTTTATTGCTGGCTGGTCGAAGCAAGAAGTTAAAGTCGGTTGTATTATTGTCAATGCTGAGAACAACCGTATTATCTCTACCGGCTTCAATGACCGTCCTAAATATCTTGACGGCCTCATGCTACCACATAAATGTGGTATCACTCATGCTGAGCTTAATGCTCTCGTTGGCCTGGCAGCAGCAACATCTCTTCCTTTTACAGAAGAATGTAAAGTTTACATAACTAAGCCGCCTTGCCGGGAGTGTGCTGAATTTTTGTTCCACAATATTAATATCAAACAAGTAGTCACTGTACCTGCTGACGAGAATAGCTCATGGCTTCAGTCTCAGTGCCAAGCGCAAGAATTTTTAGAATCTCACGGCGTGGAGTGGAAAGTATATCATGATTAATCCGGCTGATTTACTGAACCGAATTGACGTTAAAATTGTCGAAGAGCATGAGAAAGAAGAACGTCGTGGTTATCTGGGCATATCGCAGTTAGGCACAGAATGCGACCGTGCTTTGTGGCTTAACTTTCACTGGGCGTTTAAAGAAAAGTTTGATGCCCGTAAGTTACGTTTATTCGCTCGCGGGCATGAAGAAGAGAACCGGTTTATTGACTGGCTTAAACCTGTGTGCGAAGAGCTATTGCCTGTTAACCCGAAGACTGGCAAACAGTGGAAAGTAACGGCGCACAACGGTATTATGTCGGGCCACACCGACGGCGTTTGCAAGATAGACGGCGTATGGTACTTACTCGAGTTTAAGACACATGGCGATAAGTCGTTTAACGAACTTAAAAAGCTGAAATCAGTAACTGCTGCTAAGCCTGTTCATTACTCTCAGATGCAACAATACATGCACCTGATGAAAATACAGCAAGGGCTGTATTTTGCTATCAATAAAAATACTGACGAAATTTATATTGAAGTAGTTCAATACAATGCAGACCATGCTATAATCGATTATCATCGTGGTCTTGACTGTATTCTTGATAAAGACGGTACAGCAAGCGCGCGTATCAGCGAAGCAGCTAACTGGTGGCAATGTAATATGTGTAGCTATAAGCCTGTCTGTAAAGGCGGCAAACTGCCTGAACGTAACTGCCGTACTTGTCGGCATTCTGTTGCTTGCCAGGGAGACACGTGGGTTTGTGAAAAACTCAATAAGACACTGACAAAACAAATGCAGCTGACTGAAGCCGACGTATGCGATAGCTATCAGCCGCATGAAATCTTTTTACCTGACTCAGCAGTTGAAATTAATTTAGGAGGGCTTAAGTGAAAAAGACACCTCGTTGGTATCAGCAGGATGCTATCAATGCCTGGTGGTCTGACGCCGTCAGCCGAGCCGGTAATCCTTTACTGGTGTTACCGACAGGGGCGGGTAAGTCACTGGTACTGGCTGAACTAATCAGGTCTATTCTTAATAAGTACCCGCGTCAGCGGGTATTAGTCATGACACATGTCAAAGAACTTATTGAGCAGGACCTTGATGCTTTAGTCGCGCAATGGCCTTACGCGCCTGTTGGTATTTATTCGGCTGGCGTCGGTCAAAAGAATCTTGATAAACCAGTTATTATTGCCGGCGTTCAGTCTATTGTTAAAGTGCCGATTGAAGAGCTACCTAGATTCGATTTGCTCTTTGTTGACGAAGCTCAGCTTATTAGCCCTGACGCCACTACCAGTTATAGACTGGTAATCGACAGACTACTTGCTAAGAATCCAAAACTTAAAGTAACAGGTTTGACTGCAACACCTTATCGACTTAAAGGTGGGCATCTTCTTGACTGTGGGTTATTTACGCATATAGCTTATGACCTGACTACGCCTGCGGCATTTACCCGATTAGTCAGCGAAGGCTATCTGTCCCGCCTTATTACGAAACGTACACAAACTAAGCTGAATACAGAAGGCGTAGGCGAACGTGGTGGCGACTATATAGAAGCAGAGCTAAATATTGCAGTAGAGCGCCAGCATGACGTCACGGTTACTGCTGTAAATGAAATGATAGCTATGCGTCGTAACTATCATCTTGTGTTCGCTACATCTGTTACCCATGCCTACGAAATAGCTGATATTCTTAAGCTGAGGGGCGAACAGGTAGAGGTCATTCACGGAGGTCTAACTAAGAAACAACGAAACTCAATACTGACAGCTTTTAAAAATAAAGAGCTAAAATGGTTAATTAACGTCAACGTACTAACGACAGGCTTTGACGCGCCTCACGTAGATTTACTGGGTATTCTTCGCCCAAGTAAATCAGTAGGTTTATGGGTACAAATACTTGGCAGAGGGCTACGTGTATGCATAGGTAAAGCTAACTGTCTGGTAATGGACTTTACAGGTAACACTATTAATTTGGGGCCTATTGATGACCCTGCAGTCCCGTCTCGCGGTAAAAAGAAAAAGAAAGGCGGAACTGGTGTAATAGTCGCAGCCAAATACTGTAAAGGCAAATTAGCAGACGGAACTAAGTGCGAACGCGTCTGTGGCTGCTCTTGTCGGAAATGTCCTGATTGTGGGTATATGTTTGATATGAACGACCCTGCAGTATTTGGCCTAGCGTCGGAAGAAGACGTCATGGGAACGGGGGAACCTAAAGTAGAAGACTACCCTGTTACTATGGTCAACTACTCTTTATTCTCTCGTGAGGGTAAACCGGACAGTATTAAGGTTATCTATTATGTAGGCCTGCAATTTTATTACGCATGGCTTAATCCTGAAATTCAGGGGCCAGCGCGTAAACTATACGAGGCCTGGTGGAACCGAGCCTCTGGCGGTACTGAGCCGCCGGCAGACTGTGCTGAGTTTATACAACGCCGGTCCGAACTGGCACAACCTGCTACTATCAAGGTTTGGCTCAAAAAGCCATACCCTCAAATCTTAAACTATGATTATGGTAATGGCTTTGAGGGTGTCAAATAATTTTTATTTGATAGAAAGGTGAGTTAATATCATCTCACCAAACGAAAACACCGTAACCAATTTTAAGGAATCAAATTATGTCTGAGAAAATCACTTTCAAATCCACCAAAGAAATGGTCGATGGCGTTGCTTATCCTTCACAAGGCACTGGCGCGCGTTATGTCTGGGACGCTGCTGACGCAGCTCACGAGTCAGGTGAGAACAGCACTGACCTGGTCGCTAAGCTGGTCGAAAGCACTGATATGTCAAAAGGCACCATCAGCTCTCAGCTGACCTACTGGCGCAAAGCCACCGGTAAAGCGCTGGCCAAAAAAGTCGACGAATCAGCTGCAGAAAAAGCTGCTGCTAAGCAGGCTGCTAAAGAAAAGCGCGAAGCCGACAAAGCAGCTAAGGCTGAAGAAAAACAGCGTAAGGCCGAAGAGAAGGCTGCGCTGAAAGCTGAAAAAGACCGCGCTAAAGCGGAAAAAGCTGAACAGCGCCGTCTGAAAGACGAAGAGCGCCTGCGTAAGCTGCAGGAAAAAGTCGCTCAGGCGCAGCAGTCTGCCGACGCCGAAGTTGCTGAAGACGAAGAGTAATCCTAATGCCGGTTCGCTGAGCCGGCATTGTGACTTGCTCGACCCAAGTCCTCACACAATTTGTTGGATAGAAGTTGATTGAGCCGGTTTTTACCGGCTCTTTTTTTATTTACTTTTTATGAAAGTTTATCGTATAATACCAAGGTAACTTAACCTGAGGGCTTTACGATGAATATCCAACATGACATCCAACAATTCCATAACAAATTCGGTATTCTGCCGAATCAAGACATCGACTTCAAACTCCGCTACGCCCGTCTGCTGGAAGAGCTTAACGAGTTTGACGAGGCAACTACTCCTTGGGACAAACTCGATGCTATCGTCGACGCTGTTTATATTGCGGCCGGCACTATTTATCTTTATGGCGATAAGCATAATGCTTTATGTGCTCTAGGATATAGCTTTAATATTCCCTTTCTTATGGATGTGGCTGTACCGCCGCCAGAAAAAAATCCAACTCTTCCTAATCTTCGTTGGTTAGTAATTGAAAATTCTGTTGACCAACATGTAATGGGCTGTTGGTATCTTATTACTAATTTACTTAGCTGGTGTGCTATGAATCGCTGGAATTTTCCAGAAGCATGGGAACGCGTCCAGGCCGCCAATATGGCAAAAGTGCGCGCCGGCTCTGCTGCTGACTCTAAGCATGGCTCAGCACAAGATATTATTAAACCGGCAGGCTGGACAGCACCTGACCATCGTGACCTTTTTGAGGACGTAAAATAATGACACAGAAATTCGCTTCAGTTGATGACTTAATGTCTCAGCTCATTACCGACATTGAAGTCGATGGTTCTTATTCCGGCGACCGCACAGGCGTAGGCACTAAACGTATTTTTGGCTGGACAGGCAAACTGTTTGCCGGCGGCGACTTGCTCGTGCCAGTTATTAAGCCCGTAAATATCCGCGCAGTGCTGGCAGAATTTTGGTGTTTTACTAATGGCATTACTAATGTCGATGAGCTGAAATCTTTTGGCTGTAACTGGTGGGAAGCTAACCTGCAGGACGCCAATAAACGCTGGGGCACACCTGATAACCGTGACCTTGGCCCTGTGTATGGCGCTCAGTGGGTTAAGCCTATTCACAGCTATCACCCTACTGCAGGCGTATCTACACAAAATAGCCAGTTGACCAATTTGATTCAGACAATCAAAAACAACCCGACTGACCGTCGTATGTATGTTACTGCATGGAATCCGGAAGATTTTGAGCAGATGGCCTTACCGCCATGCTATCATGGCTTTCAAGTGTTTGTTAATAATTGTAAACTTGATATGATGTGGCATATGCGCTCTTGTGACGTTGTGTTAGGTCTGCCTCATGATATTTTATTCCATCAGTTCCTGATGATGGCGCTGGCCGCAGAATGTGGCCTCCTTGTCGGCGATATGACTATTACTCTTGGTGACACACACGTCTACAATAATGCACGACAGGCTGCAGTTAAATTAGTAGACTACGCTAATTCGCTGGAGTTGTTTAATATGTCGCGCCCGACTATTTGCATGCGTAACATTAAGAAATTTACTGACGTTCATCCGGATAATATCACTTATCTGTTCGAAGGTGACTATCTGCATTTTCCTCGCATTCATGTAGATATGGCGGTATAATTATGAGCCAGTTCGTCGCAGACACAAAAGTCCTGCTCGGACTGGCTTTATCAGTTCGTCCTGTCTCTTATGAGGCTGACGGACTGATGCGCCTGCTCTGGGTTAAAGATAAGGTAATGCACTCGTATTATAAAAATGTATTGCTGTCAGTGCCGGCTGACCTGCCAGACTTTATGGTGGAGGCAATACCTTTTATCAAAGCAGTACGGGCAGCTAAGTCTAAAGAAATGAAATTCAATATGACTGAAGCTGGCAACCTGACTATATCAGCCGGACGGTTACGTACCAGGATGGACCTGATAAACGAGCCTGTACCTGAGGCGCCTGTAGTGCAATCCTGGAGTCAGGTAAAAGAAGGTCTTCTTAGCACAATGACCTCAATGTCTAAGCTCGTTCCTGAAGCCGCGCCACAGGCATGGGCGACAAATTTGCTGTTCCGTAAAGGCTATGCTTACGCCTCCAATGGTGTTTATCTGGTAAGGCAACAGCTCTCTACCTCGTTTGACTTCGAGTGCGCTATGTCTCGCCCGCTGCTCGAAATAATGACAAAGCTTAAAAAAGAACCTTTATCTATCGGGTATGCAGACAATACGCTATTCTTTGGCCTTGAAGGTAACGTCAGCATTAGCTGCCCTGCTACCGTATATCAATGGCCTGACGTCAGTAAGTTTTTTGACGCTCACTACGATATGACGCCGGTAACGCCAGAGTTTAAAGAAGTAGTCGAGCAACTTGAAGCCTACAACGAGGGGCTCGCTATCTTACGCATAAACGCGCCCGACAAAGCGGTTGTCCGTTTTCCGTCTGATGCTCTGGCGAACCAGACAGTAGACGTAGTATTCGAATCAACTAGCTTTAAGCGTAACTTAAATCTTAATCTGAAATCTTTAAATGGATTTTTAAAAACTGCGAACTTCATCGGCTTTGGTAATAAATTAATTGTGCTATCCAACGAAGACCGTGACATAATTATCTCTGAAACTCACTAGGAGACTTACCATGTACAACTACGGCACAAAACTTGTTTTTCGCGATGAAGTACAACCTGGCCAGCTGATTAAATTCAGGGGACGCACCTGGACAGCTTTAGCCAATACTGCCACCGCTCTTTATCTTCGTTCAGCGTTTCAGGTAACCCGTACTACCGACGACGAGGTCGAGCTCATTTTAACGAAGGCTTCTGATGTCTAGTAAAACTTTTATACGTGAAAAGCCATGTATTAAGTGCGGTTCTGCTGAATTTTATATAAACAGCAATGCTTGTGTAGCTTGTCGCAAAGCCAACGTAGCCAAACATTTGGCTACGCCTGGTGGTAGAGCTATGGCTAATGATGCGTCAGTAAAATACAAGTCGCGAGTAAGAAAGACGCCAGAAGGCGCCGCTAAGCATAAAGAAGCTAATCGCAGCTGGCACAAGAAAAATCCTGGTAACGGTAAAGCAAAGTGGATGCGTTATCATGCTGAGCGCCTAAAACGTACACCTGCTTGGGCAGACTTTGAACTTATAGAGTTAATATATGCTGAATGCCCTGTAGGCTATCATGTTGACCATATCATTCCACTACGTGGCAAATTAGTATCCGGCTTGCACGTACCGGAAAATCTTCAATACTTACCGGCAGCAGTTAACTGCTCTAAGGGTAATAATTTTGCTATTCGATGATTTTATTAATCAGCCGGTGTTAAAGCCTAAACACCGCCCACTGCCGCCTATACCTAACACAGGCTGGCGTTCTATTAGAGATTATCCAGACCTATCAACGGCAAAGATAATTGCTATTGACGTAGAAACAAAAGAATTAGATTTTAACCAGGGGCCGGGCTGGGCGCGAGGTACTGGCCATATTGTTGGGGTCTCTGTTGCTACTAATAATGGATTTTGCAGATATTATCCTGTTAGGCACGAAGTGGGGGCAGAAGATAACCTGCCGGCTCATGAAGTGTTTGGATGGCTAAAACGAGAATTAGGCCGTAAAGAACAATGCAAAGTCGGCGCCAACATCACTTATGACATCGGATGGCTTGGTGAAGAAGGCGTAGAAGTAGCTGGTCTTTGTATGGATGTTCAGTATGCAGAAGCTCTTCTTAACCCAGGCTCACGCGTTGCTCTTGAACGCCTGGGCCATAAATACGTTGGCGAAGGTAAAGACTCATCAGCGATGTATGACTGGATACGACAAGCTTATGCGCCGACAAAGGGGGCTGAGCGTGGTGAAATCTACCGGACACCGCCTCGTCTGGTAGGATTTTATGCGGAGTCGGATACTAGCCTGCCTATTCAAATTATCCAAAAACAATGGCCCGAGCTTTCTCGTTGGGGACTGACTCAGGTATTCTATTTGGAGTGTGAACTTATTCCTTTAATGGTCGCAATGCGTCGTGAAGGCGTAACTGTAGACTTGGTTAAGGCGCAACAACAAGACGACTTTTTGTCGGCTGAAGTAGAGCGTATGTTAGCTGAAGTCCGGTCTCAAATCGGCTTTAATGTAAATGTTAACTCTGGTCAAGACCTGGCTAAGGCTTTCGACAAATTAGGATTAAAATATAGTAAGACTGAAAGCGGTAATCCGTCTTTTACTGCTGACTTTCTTGCCGGCATGCATCATCCATTTGCCGAGCTCATTACCGAAATTAAGTCATATCGTAAAATCCAATCCACGTTTGTTCGTGGATATATTATGGATAAACATGTAAATGGCAAACTCTTTGCGCAATTCCATCAGATGCGGTCAGACGATGGCGGAACAGTTTCCGGTCGTTTCTCAAGTTCCGACCCAAACCTCCAAAATATCCCCAGTCGCCACAAAGTCCTTGGACCTCTTTGCCGTGGCTTGTTTATACCCGACTATGGCCATGCAGAGTGGTGGTCTGCAGACTACGCCCAAATCGAATACCGGTTTATGGTACACTTTGCTGTTGGCCCAGGCGCTGACGCAATCCGGCAAATCTTCGTAGCTGACCCTAATGTTGATTACCATCAGGTAATGGTCGACATTATTCACGAAGCATCTGGAGTACTTATCGACCGTAAACCAGCTAAGACAATTAACTTCGGTTTGCTGTATGGCATGATGCTTAAACGTCTGGCTGAGAAGCTGGCATTGTCAGAAGAAGAGGCAAGACCTATTCTTGACGCTTATCATAAAGGCGCGCCGTTTATTAAGGCAACAATGGACGCTTACGAGCAGGAAGTATACGATAAAGGATATGTTGAAACCATACTTGGCAGAAAATCCTTTTTCAACCTTTGGGTACCGCAGCGAGGAGGTTGGGGAAAACCAGCTCTGCCTCGTGACCTGGCACTTAAAGAATATGGAAGCGCAATCAAACTTGACGGGACACATAAAGCGATTAACCGCGTTTTGCAAGGGTCTTCCGCCGACCAAATGAAAGCCGGTATGCTGAAAGGCTGGAAAGATGGTATCTTTGACCAAACTGGTGTGCCGCGTCTTACTGTGCATGACGAACTTAACTTTAGCAAACGTGATTGCTCACCTGCTACTGAAGCAGCATTCAAAGAGTTTGTTAATATTATGCAAACGGTTATTCCCCTTAAAATCCCTGTCCTGGCCGAAGAAGGCCGCGGACCGTCTTGGAACGAGGCGCACTAATGACCGAAGCAACTAAAGAACGTATCCGATGGGTCGCGTCTTTTCTGGCTATTGAATACGGTGAACTGGGTTGGGAAGATATAAAACAAATGGAAGGAAAATTAACAGAGGAACAGTGGCAATACCTTTGCGATGAGTTCGCTCAATCTTTAGCAGAAATAAATTAGCTTGTATTCAATTGGGTAATAGGCACATAATCGTCTCAGTGGCACTTGCGACCACGCTGGAGAATAATTATGATGCCTTTCCACAAAAATTATTTTGTCAATATTGCACGGCGGTCTCACCGTCAAGGCCTAGCTTTAATGCGTGCAGGTTTACCTGGTGCAGCCTTCTCTAAATTCTGTGAACGCGACATCATGATGGAACGCGCCCGGGAGGATAAATGGCGGACAAATTAAGTGACACTGAGGTAATTGAATTAGTTACTGCTTTACGTCGCCTTCGGCTTACTACTTTTGAAATTCATCAACAAACTGGTATTGATATTGATGTTATTCGTGTCATACCTTTTGAGCAGTCTAACAATGGTCTTGTCTCGATGGAAGTTAAATATGATAAAATTTAAAATTATCGTTTTGGTGACCGCCACCCTACTTGTCGGTTGTGCCAGTAAATCATCCGACGCAGTGTTGGACGACGTGTCTACGTCGTTAGGCGTCGCTGTAGGTGTAGCCTCTTTTTAAGGTATCTTTATATGAAGCTTTTAACTGTTTTAATACTAAGTTTAGTCGCTACTACAGCGCCATCCCATGCGGCTACTGCATGGAAAATCAGTGAAGCTAAAGACAGCGACGGCAATACTGTTTGTGTCTATAAGCACAATTTTAAAAAAGTGTACCAGACCGCTGAACTTGGTACTATTTGCCCAATGACTATCGAGGTCAACGATGACTAAGCGTAATACATGGCTGTGCACTATTTTTACTTCAGCTTTATTTTGGGCAGGACTGAGCTTTGTAGGCGCTAAAGCTCTGGCAGACATACCGACAGGGGACGTTGAACTTGTCCCGAGCATTGAGTTTAATTGCAATGGCTTGCACGATGTTATGCTCACTAATACTGGTCTATTGACAGTAAACGGTAAAATCTACCGTCTGTCAAGTGGTTATTTAAACAAAATGGTATTTACTGACAACATTATTTTAGAAGGTGAATTAGATGGCGAACAGCTCTACTTCGACCACTCACACATTACCGTTGACGGACATCGTTACACGTGCCGAGCTGAGTGATATAATAAGCCAGCTTCGTGCAAAAGCTACTAAACACCGTGACGCTGACCTGGCAATGCTGGCTAACAGACTAATTATAGTTCATAATATTGGTCTGCCGTCTACTGGCCATTTAACTAAAGTCAATTGTTTTAATGACTGGATGAAACAAGAAGGGTTTAGTTCTGTCAGCGACGTAGCCAGAGCTATGGGCTGGTATCGGGGGGCTCTTGCAGAATTAGTTAATGACACTGAAATGCAAAAGCATGTGATGATAGAAGACAAACTTTATCGTCGATATAAAAGACAAGATAAAAAAGCCGGCAGCTAGCCGGCTTTTTATTTATTCTGGTTGAACAGGCAATTTTTGGTTGTCTGCTGTTACCTTGGTCAAGGCAATACGATATTTTTTCCATGCAGTAAGTTTAGCAACATCTGCCGGGTCTACCGTATCAACTAGCTCAGGGTCAGTAGCATCTGTATAAATGCTAATTTTTTCAGACGCTATTTTAGTAAGACTTTCAACAATAGCTTTTAATGCTTCAGGAGAAAGCACTACTGTTTTTGGCGGCCCTTTAACTATTTTTCCGTCGATATACTGAGAATCTTGCCCAATAGATATATACTGGTCTTCAGTAATTTCTGTAATATTAAGGCTTATAGCATGGTCTATAGCCGGCTGGCCTATAGCGACATGACAAGCTGTAATATAATTTTCGTTATCAACTTCTATATAATAACGTTTTTCTGCTTCAACTATTTCAGGTTGAAACTCTGATAATTTTCCGTCTTTATAGACTAAATTAGCATTAGCTTTAAAGAAAACAGAAGATTCAACTTCAACCATATTTTGCTCGTTAGCTAATTTAATATCGTCCTCAGTCATAGCAATTAAAGTAGCATATATGCGATAGTCAGAGGTCAGCCAAAAGAAATATCGCGGGTCGTCTAAATAAACTGGCAACGTTATTTCTATATCGCTTTGTGACATTACTTCTTCTTGCTCAACAGCAGAAGATACAATTTCTTCATTTGTCGTTTCTGTTTGTTTAGCCATTTTAATCACCATACTGCAAAAACGTTAATGTTCATGGCCGGGCCATCGTTGTATATACCAGCTGAATTAGGCCCAATACCGTTGAGCCAAATGCGGTTTGAGGAGTTAAAATTAGTAATATAAACGCCAGGGCTGCCAGGGAAGGTTATAGGAAACGTCCAGGTTGTGCTACCATTTGTGTTTAAGTTAACATTTGACCGTGCCCACATTGGTCCGTTAGGAAACTTGGTCCATGCACCGTTGCCGTTATTACCTGACTGAAATTGGTCGAGTCGTACTGCATGCGTTGCCGCCGTCGCACCGCCCACATTAAAAGGCGTATACTGGTTACCAGCAGTATCAGCTTTAGAAGATAACATATAGTTTAAACGCTGATTATTTACAGCACCGGTATCAAACCCGCTATTACGGCAATAAAAATCAATATTAGAGTCGCCGGATAAATTTGCTTTAGTGCTTAATCCATAGTTTAAACGCCCGACAGTAACTGCTGCATTATTATTAGTTGTGTCGTCTTTGACTAAAAATGTATTTGCTGAATTACCACCAACTTCTGCTTTTTTAGATAAAGCAGTATTTAACTGGCCGAGATTAACTGCAGAGGTATTATCTGTACCAGCAGCAACTGCAAAAGCTTGATTAGCGTCACCGCCTTTGTACGCGTATTTAGCCAGCTCAGTATTAAGCTTAGCTACAGTACAAAGTTCAGACCAAGAAGCAGCAACAGTTACTGCGTCAGTATTTGTTGATTTCAGCGACTGGTAAACTTTACCGCCGGTAATAACTATTGCACCAAGGCCGTAAGCAAACGCAGAGCCATCATTGTCGGCAGCAGTAATAAAAGGCGCAACGCCGTTTACTTGAATTTCATTAATAGCTGTTGACAATGAGTTTAGTAAACCGTTAAACTCTTCACGTTCAATACGTTTTGCTGATGCGTCGGTAAGCGGGTCTTTTGAATAGTCAGGGCCATAGCCCTGCGTCCAGTTTACGCCACCGGTTGAGTCAGTCACCGGGACAGTTGCTTTATCGCCAGACGAGGCAAAAGGTACTTTAATAAGGGTTGTCATGCTAGCTCCTAAACTGAGAATTAGGCTGGTCGAAGTTAATGCCAAAATCTGCAAAGCCAAACGCATCTCGAGGCTTAACCAGTATTCTAACATCTACGCCGGCCGGTCGTGGTAGTATATCCTGTGTCTTAAGCAAATTCATCATAATATCCGATAATTTACTTTGAAAGACGTAAGTAATAGTCATATCATGCCCGTTAAGGCAATAAACATCGCTGCCAAATACATCATTGACAGCTTGATTAAGCATATACATTGAACCGTCATTTACTAAACTCCACCAGCGTAATATTAAAAGTTGGCGTTTTTGTTCAATGGTAAGTTTATTAAGCACGTCCCCTGAAATAGCAAAATTACTATTATCAAAGTTATACCCAAAATTAGCAAAACCAAATGCCTTATAATTAGGTGGGCTTTCGTCGCTTCGCGTATAAAGTGGTAAATTAAGAATAATAGACCAGACGTTTAAACCAAAATCATTTGCAGTACGAAGACTAAAAACATTACGTTCCCAGTCTTTCCAGAACTCTTCATGATTTTTAGTATACCAGTCTTGTTTCTTTTGAAGCAAGCCTCTTAGATTAGGGGCACCGTCGTATTGCCATGGAATAACTTTTAGCAGGTCAATGCTAAAATCAATTTGTTGAATATTCATGCGACCACCACTAATACAGACGATAGGTCTACTGTTGCTTTCTCCTTAAGGCTAATATCCATAGTAGTTGTTTGCCACGCAGGCTGTTGCCCTGACGCTGGCTGTAAAGCAATTTCTACTTTAGTAACAAATATTCCTGGGGCACGATAGTTAACAGCTGACGCTATTTCATAAGGCGATACGTCTTCGCCTACAGCAAAACCTTGTTCGCCATTTTCCAATAATCCTACGCCATAATCGACAACCGCTTGTTTAACAATTGCCTCAGGGTTAGACGTCATGCTACCAGTAATATTGCCAGTTACGCGCACCATAATAGGCTTAGCTGTTGGCCTGTCAAATTTAACAGTATCAGTTTGACCGGAGAAAGGGTCTTTTACGTTAACGCTGATTGCCCCGTTATATCCTGCGCCCCCAGATATAGAACGATACAGCGCAGCAGCAATATCTGCATTAAGTCCGCCGTCTACACACACCCAGACAGAATTAGGGTTTAACGCAATACCGTCAATAGTTTTAGCTATATTGGTTTTATTTTCACGGAATGTCATTGACCTTATGCCGTCAACAGCCCGTACACGAGAGAATACAGCTTCCGACAAAGAGCGGCCTTGCAGAGCAAGCGTCTGTTTTCGTTCTTGTCGGGCAGATAAATCGCTTTGCTGGTTACTACCAATTGTACCAGCTTCTTCATTGTCTGACGTTTCCCAGCCAATAGCGGTATAACCAGCAACAGGCACTGTCAGGCTATGAACAGGACAGTCAATTGCGCCTTCTTCGAGAGCCTGAAAAGAGCCATAAGCAACGCCTGCAGCGCTTAATGCTACTGTAGTAAGCAATTGAAAAACATCGCCTGCACTTGTTGCGCGGCGAGCGCCAGACGGAATAACAATGCCGGGAACGCCGGTAAGTTTAACATTATCAACTATTGTATAAGTAGCTGCTCGACGCTTGCCGCCAGTTAATGCCCAAATATCATCTAAAAAAATACCGCCGGCATAATTGGGATTAATTTGGTTTGCTACTACTGCATTATTAGCTACTACTTCAGAACGAACAGCAACGTCCGACGCAATGAGAACGCCTTGCGGGCTAGACGGATTTACCGGAACGTCTTTGCCCATTACATCCTGAAACTCGGTATTAGTATCTTCGAGTATTGCCGATGTATCCGGAACAATAACGCCTTCAGGCGAAATATATTTATAAGCTGCCACGTGCAACTCCTGGGCCGAAGGTTGTGGTGATAATAGCTTCATAAGCAAGCGTATTACCGTCAATATTAAAAGCTATTGACTGAACCTTTACAACGTTATCTACGCGAGCAAACTGTCTGCGAAGATACATTTCATAAAGTCCTAAGTCAGGTGAATCAGTAAATATACTTTCGAAAAAGGGAATACCTTGCGACTGGGCATAAGGTAATTCACCAAGCCTAATTCTGGCTTCTTGCTCACAGCCTTGTAATACAGCGTCAAGGTCAGATACCATTGCAAGATTACCGTCGTCACCTAAATAAATATCGATATTGTCATTGACCGCTAAAGTTTTCATGGATTTTTGGCTACTCCCGTATTGCCTTTAGTGTCGTTTTCTTGATGCACATGGCCGATAAGACTAACAGAACCATCAGTAAATTGCGGGGCCTTAATTATTTTGTTAGAGGTAATACCGTCGTCAGTAATAGTTAATTTAGTGGAGCCGACAGTAAGAACAATTGAGCCGGCTTTTACTGCTACTGACGCTGTCCCGTCTAGTGTTTGAAGGCAGGCAGCTTTACTGTCTGCCATAATAAATCCTTTCATTGCGTCAGGAATAAAAACACCATCTTCAAAACAATGAAGCCGAGGAGTAGCACCACGGTCTGCTTTATACGATTGTAAAAATAAACTAATATCCCTGTCAGTTGCTTTAATCCAGCCTAAATCGCCGGGTTTAAGCGGCCATACTAAAGCTGTGCCACCACCACCCAACACAAAAGTGGGTACTTCTGCCGGTGCACCAAGCTGATGAACTGAACTGTCCATCATAGTAACCATATACAGAATTTTAATTTGTGCCCGGTTGGTAGCAGGGTTCCAGCTGACTATCTCAGCTGGAAGCATATCGTTATGGTCCAGTCTATACTTGCGTATAGCCAATTCAAGCACATCAGGTAAATTAGTATCGGCGTCAAGTTTTCTGCTTGGACTGTTCTGATTTTGCATCTTTTTTCTTTGCAGCCTCACGCTTCTCGGCAATAGACTTGATATTATCGTTGTTGAAGCTCAAATCTAAATACCAGTCTTGTGCCTCAGACATTAAACTGCCAGACATAGCATAAATCACATATTGCCCGTTAGCAGCTTTATTTATATCCGATTTAATTTCTATGCCTTGACCAAGTTTAATATTAGGGTCAAACATCACGCGAACTTTACCGCCCTTCTCGTCGAGAGTAGGCGTACCAATCATGCCAGTATCTTTTGATATTAATCTTACTTGGCCTTTAAGTGCTTTGCCCGTGTCCTTGACGACAAGCACATCATCGTCAATAAAAGCGTCAATGTCGCCGACCTGATTAAGCTTAGCTATTTGCTTAGCACGCGGGCCGTTATAAAGATAATTAGCGACTGTCTTGTCGGTAGCTTCGAACTTAAGGCGTAGTCCGTAATCGTCAGCAATTCTCTGTGCAAGAACAGACAGTTGTACAGTTTTAGTAGTCGATGTACTTTGCCATTTATATTTATTATTTTCTTGTGTTTTGGCTTTCATCGTTAATCGGCGGTCTGGCGGCATAGACGGGGAAGACGAAGTTATATCTCCTGTAAATATAGTCTGTGCGCCGGTAGACTTTCTTCCGGCCGAAATAGTTAATAGTTTAGGCTTAGCATTGGGGTTCCATGGCGAAGTCTCAGTAACTAAATAATCGATAGTATCAACCAGCATATTATCTATAAAAACTTCAGCTGTATTTTGTTTATCATCAGTTGATTTAATAAATTTGGCGCCCATAGAGGCGCCTTCATATACTTTCAACTGGCCATTAACTTCAACGCCTATTTTAAGAATACGGTCATCAAACATGATTACACCATTATTTGATTTAGTTGGTTACGTAATTCAACGACTTCGTCTCTATTTGCATATACAAGAACATGAGTAGTACCAAATTCTTTAAAATAAGGTAAGTCGTCGTTATACGTTAAAATAAGAAAATTAGCATCTTCTAAATGGCCTTCTGGAATAATAGTTACGCCGGCTACTACTTTACGGTTTTCGATAAGTGTTATACCATCCCGAATAACAGTAGCTGCCATTATTCCATTACATAGTTTAAACGATAGCTCGTACATGACGTTATCGAGTAATACCGACAGTGACTGGCGCTCTACTACGTTGAGGGCGATTTCTTTCATTAGTGAGTCCACCCGTATAAAATACTATCAGAACGTTTTTTAGTTGAATCTGAGGCGTCAGACGCTCTTTTCTGGCCAGACTTAACTGTATCAGCATCCTGTTTTGCGCCGGCACTTTTCTTATTACCAGCTACTTCTCTAGCTGGTAGCATTTCAACTGTAGTAGCATACCACTTGACTTCTTCAAAAGTAAGCTGCATTACCAGGCAATCGCCGTATTCTGGCGACTCTTCGTGCGGCATAGATTTGATAATCATATTAGGAAAAGAGCCGGCGCGAGTCTGGACAATAAATTGTTCACCTCGTTTTTTAGCATCAACTAAAGACGAATATACAGGCTGATAAGTATCAGTCGGTATCATTACTCCTAGCTGAATTACAATAGGCTTATCAATTTTAAAGTCAGTTGTTTTATTACCGTCTTCAAGTGCATGCTGAAATAGTTCAGAGTCGTCCATGACTCCTGCTTTAATTGCCCTAGCCATAGCGAATACTTGACGACCTTCGCTGTCAGTAATCCTAACAACGTCAACCGACAAAGAAGACGTCAGAAGGCTCATGGCAGATTTAAAGCTTGATACTGCCCCTGAAAGCTGAGTAAGAATATTTGACATTAGTGGCTTACCCCGTCGTCGAAGTGTTGAGCTGTATTGCTGAAGTGGTCATTAAGCGCCCCCGGTATTGCTGCTGCTACTTGACGGGGGTCAGCTGATGGCGATTCAACTTTAATATCACCCGTAGTTACCGTTGTTGTATTGCTTACGCTAGTCTGCCTGCCCGCACTCGCCGAAATAACAGGCGCCTTATTTGCCGAGTTAATTGCTGATGAAGCTGCAGCAGCTGGCACGACTGCCGCTGTTAACGGATGGTCTGCAGCCATAGGCCTTGTTAATACAGAATCGCCAGGCACAGCCATTGTCGGTCCGCCTGGCGAATTAGTTGCCGGCTTACCAGACTTGTCATCATCATCAAACCACGTAAGTGGATTAGCATTTTGCTTAACTTTATCCCAGGCGCCTTTTACACTGTCTGCAATTTCATCGCCTAAGTTAGCAAATAAGTTTTTTACCCATTGCCACAGCTCAGTAAGAATAGTTTTACCTTTAGCTGATAAATCAGTAAATCCGTTTACTACGCCGTCTAGCATAGCGTCAATACCTTTCTGCGCGTCAGCTACCATATTCTGCCAGATTTTCGCAAGAAAGTCTTGAAATTGCTCAATAGCTTTTTCAGGGTCGTTCCACAGAGTAACAAGCCAGTCACGAAAACCACGAAAAGCTTCGCCTAAACCGTCTAGCGTATCTTTTAGCATTTCATGCTTTTTAGCAAAATCACCGATAACTGAACCGCCGCCCTGGTAATAAGACACTAAATCGTCTATTACAAGAACCAGGGCAGCTACTGCTACGGCTATAGCAATATATGGCGCCATGGCGATAAGCGTAGCAGCTGCCCATGAAGCAGTAGCAGCTGTTGCTCTTAGTATAGTAGGAATCATCACCGTGCCTATCACCCCAGCGGCTATAGCGATAACACGTTTATGCTCCATAATCCAGTCAATCGACTCACGTGTCAGGTTAGTGACTTTAGTGAGCGCCGGCGCCAGCCAGGCAGTAAACTGGTCTACAATACCGCCAATAGTAACTTTTAACAGGTTTTGCGCCTGAGTATATTCTTTTATCTGTTCGGCATCTTTTTCGTTAAGAACATATTTTTGTTTTTGAATTTCAATCTGTTCTTTAAGCGCTTTATTGCCCAGCAGCAAAGTTTGAATAATTTTATTATCAGTAATGCCCAGCTGCTTAATTTGGAAAGTAGCTTCCTGCTTGCTCATCTTTTCCATAGAGCCAGCGAGGTCGAGCAAAACTTCGTCAGCGCCGCGAATATTGCCCTTAGCGTCTTTTACTGCCACGCCAAATTGCTGAAAAGCTTTAGCCTTACCGGAAGTAGCGTCGGATGCAGCTTCACCGAGTGATTCATTAAGGTCAATCATTGAATCACGAAAGCCTTCAGCATCAGCACCACCAGTAACAAACGTTTTGCTCAGTGCGTCGTATTGACTGACGTCTACGCCGACAGTGGCGGCATCTTGAATGCGGCTGTATAACTCGCCCATGTGCTCAAGGGCTGTGTTTAAGCCGAGACCAGCAACAGCTGCCAGCCCCAGGGATGCGCCTAACGTGGCTATACCGCCGCTAATAGAATTACCTAGCTTTGTGCCAATACCCTCGGCTATAGAATTAAGACGGTGACCGAACTGATTAAAGTTATGCTCTACTTCATCAGTAGTTTTTTTACCTTTACGCTTTAAATCATCAAAAGCTTCACCGGTATTTTCAATACCTTCAACTGCGGCTTTTGAATCTGCCTTAAGCAAGAACACAAAGCTGTCTAAAATACTCATTGTCGGTTAGCTCTCTCGCGTGCTTGCTCCGCTGCCCACCACTCGTTAAAACGGGAAGTTTGTACTATTTCCCATAACTGATAAGCCTCCTCGAGCGTCAAGGAGGTTTTTAATTCAGTTAGCGTGGCTTTTCCTGATTCGATAATTGTTGCTGTGAACGGGTCAACGTTGACATAATCAACTTGACTAAATTCTGCAACAAACCGCCGGAGGAAACGGAGCTCAGAAACTTTTCGAAGAAGCTGAAGTTGTGTTCAAGCAACTCTTTTTCAAGCCGCATAAGGCATTCAGCGTCAGGTACATGGTTGTCAATAAGCGACGCAGTTGTCAGGCGAATAGTTTCGCCATCCGGCTTAATGCGCTCAACAAAAGACATGGCCTTAAGCATAATCTTTTCGTTTTCGCCGTATTGATTTTCTTCCCACTGCTTGGCAAGCGCGGCAATAGAGGTAGGATATTTGGCGGCAATCTCCCGGCCAGCAATAGCGGGAAACTGGCCGACTATGAATCCAACATCATTGCCATCGCGGTCTTTCACGAAGACTGTTTTCGGGTTCAGTAAGTCGGCCATTATCTTATACCTCTACTCGTGCCATTTGTTCAAAACGAAAATTATACGGAATAGTTTTCATTTTGCCGGACGACGCAACAGGTTTGCCCGGCAGGCCGTCGTAAATAACACCTTTGCTCATAGTAATGCTTGAGCCATTCGGATAAATACCGACAACAGTAATAACATCACGCGCCGGACGTTTACCGCGGGCTGGACGGTTGGCTTCAAACAGAACAGCCATATTTTTATGAGCGTCAGACTCTGGAATTACAGCCAGGGTAAGCGGCAAAGGGTTTGCCCGTGACCAGGTGATAAGGTCGCCATTTAAACCCATTTCAGCGTCATTAATCTGTAAAGCCGGAATATCGAAAGGGTCAGTGTCCGCAGGAAACTCGGTAATAGTAAAACCTAGCGGATAGGTCTTAGAACCGATTACGCGAACCTGTAGGCCGAAGCCGCTGGTATCTTGCATGGTAGTCTCCAACTACAGGGCCGAAGCCCTGTTTTATTAGATAAGAATATGACGGCCAGTAATTTTATTAACTGCGTCTGCTTTAGAATAAACCAGAACATAGTCAATAATGTACTTAATAGTACCGTTTTGCTGAGCTTCTTCCTGAACTACGGCGTCGAGCCAGTAGCCAATATCCTGTACCTGGTGCCAGGCCAGCGGGTCACCAGTTACGGTGGTCACGTAAAGCTTCTGGTCGATGTTCAGGGCTTTACCAGCTTTAATGGTACCGTTATAAAGCGCACGGTCAACTGTATCCTGAAGCACAGCCAAAACCATAGCACGACCTTCGTCAGTAGCAGGAACAATAGGCGAATTAAGCAAAAATTGCATCATTGCCGCAGTAGCTGCTGACTTCAGCCATTGCTCATTCGCGTAGACGTTCATCTGAATAGGCGCATTACCGGTACCACACAGATAACCATCCTGATAAAAGCTCAGCTGTTGACCGGCAGTCATAGTACGGCCGTAGTAGTTTATGCGTGAGCCGGCGTCAATGGCTTGAGATACTTCGTTGCTGACGACTTTCGGCGAAATACCCGGAATCTGCTGAAACATATAGTTCTGCGACGCGTTACGGACGTTATAGTCCGTTGCAGCGAGAATAATGCCGGGGATATCTTCATCGTGCTCGTCGTTAATATCGTTAACAAGCGTAAGCGCAACACCGCTGTAAGACTGCAGTTCGTTGTACCAGTTCTGCCAGTCAGCAGATTTAACCGGAATCAGTAGCTGATATTTGACGTTTTGGGCGCTATTCCAGGCAGCAATAGTTTTCCAAGTTTCCAGCGTAAACGTCTGACCCACAAAGCTATAGGAACCGTAGTTATCGCTAACAAGGTCCGAGTCAGTAACGTAATCGACCACTGACGTTGCGTTAACACCTGGCGCGAAGATAGCATCTTTGGCTACGGTCCAACCCAACTTGTCGGAAATATCGGTACCGGTAGTAGTCGTGCCGATAGACACAGTTGCCGGAACGTCATGACCTGTAAAAGTTGCATTGAACTTTTTAGAGAGTGAATCGTAAGTAACTGTCGCATTGCCCAGGCTTGCTTTTAGCTTAGTCTGTACCGCAGCAGCAACATCTGCCAGCGCAGCAGCTGAGCTAAAGTCAAGACCTGACAGTAAATAGTCAGACGTGCCAACTTTAATACGAACTGCGCCATCGGTAATAGCTTTCCAGTTTGCGATAGTCTGCTCAGACGTACCGCCGACAATAGAAGGCGAAGACGCCACATTACCGTCGCTGTAGTTAGCGAACGAAATCTTTTTTGCTTTGGTAATCAGCTTGGAAATAAAGCCGAAGTACGTAGTCGCACGAGAAGCTTCTTCTGAGCTTGCGCCGAAATGAGAAATAACGTCGTTTGGTGACGTCATCTCTAATACGGTGCCAGCAGGCACAAGAGGGCTTTTTGTGAATAGGCGCAAAATAAGCTCGCGCTCTTTGACGCCAGTACCGGCTCCAACCCCAGACGTGATATCCACGTACTTTTTGATGGAGATGCTCATCGTATTTCCTCGAGGTTATACACGTTCAATCCGGATTTTACCGCTCTCAACAACAGGGGTATTCCATACCAATTGCTGTTTGCTAGTAATCTCCAGGTTAAAGCTGGGCTCGTTAATCCAATTGTCATGCTCGTCTTGCACCCAGTTAGGTGTAATATTGAGAATAGGCAAAAGGCCAAGCTCAGCTTGTTTGCAGGCGTCAAGCATCCGCTGACTTTGCAAAATCATATGCACGTAGCGTAATAAGTCTTCAGACGATAAATCGTTAATAGTCTCATTTTCAGGCGCAACGCGCGGCATAAAAGCATTTACTTGCAAGGTAGTAATAAATTGCTGTTCATGCACAATAACTTTTTGGCTATTAATAACTTTAGCCTTACGCGATTGCCAGTGCATTGGCTCATCGCTAATACGGTGAAAAACGACAAACGGCTCATTTGGCGTTTCAGTTTTTTTACTTGGAAAATTTTGACGCACTAATACGTTATTGATGCCTATATCTGCCAGACTTTTTACCAGCACATCTCGCAACAATTTTAAAAATACGTTATTAGTTACGTTAGTCATTGTCTCACCGCAATAATTTGTTTCCAGCCGTCCTGTACTTGCCAGTTTGTTGGGCTAAGTACTTCCCACTCGGAACCATCCCAAAGGATTATGTCGCCTTCTTTGCCGTCATATCCTGCTTGAACATTTGATTGCGTCCAGATATTGACGTAAGCTTTAGTCAGCGACAATCCTAATTGCTGAATAGTAGCCGATGTTACTGGCTGCACGGAACATCCTAACATAGGTTCCGGGTCTGTGTACGTCTTAATTACTGAGCCAAAGTCATTAGTTGATTCGCCGACAAAGCGCTTAACCTGTGCGCCCCCTGTCGGGGTAATAGCACGCAAGGCAATGCCGAGCAGATTGCTTCCCGGTACAAGCATAATTTATACCTTTTTAACAGTAGAAGTACAAGACGTAACCATTAAACCGGTATCAACCAGTTTTTTCTGTGTGTTACGACCTAATTTACGCCGGCGTATAATTACAGGGTCGGAAGAGGGATAGTCACCGAATGATGCTATTTTTGCGCGGATTTCGCCTGAAGCGAGTTGGCCGAGTGCGTCCAGGACTTGCTCTGGCGACCTGGTACCGACCGCCACAGCCTTAGCCCCCAGTCCAGCAAGCCTGGACCACTCAGCCTTATTCTCATTAATTGTAGATTTAACAAAGCCGCTAGGCGGAATACCTAAGCGGCTGTTGCCTTTATCCTGCCATCTGGCAACGGCAGAAACTGGAGTACCATCTGAATAACGGACATTACCTTGCCAGCCAACCTCAGCAGCCATATTATCTAAAGCTTTAAGATTAACAACAAGCTCTTTCCAGCCCATTAGAATCGTCCACCAATCTTTCTGAATCCACGACGCTCAGGCGAACCGCCAATATAAGCAATACCACCTGTAAGCCTGGACCATAATGCCACAAGTTGCTCACCGTAAGGAGTTTTGCCAAGCCAGCTAATTAAAGCTGGCTTTTCAACAGAGCTCGCGCTAAAGCCTACTGATACTGAACCGACAGTAGCATTAGTAAGCAAGCCTGAATATCCTACGCCAGGCATTCCAGTGGTTCCGTTAATCATCAAAAGATGGGCGGTAATAAGGAACCATACTGTTTGCGAACAATTAGCGCACTTCCAGAATTTGCTGGCTACGTTAATATAGCAGCCGGCTAATTCCGACGCCGCAATAATTCCTTCTGACGGGTACATCAGCGGATTAGCAAACGCTGGAAATGCAACACGGAATTTTTCGACGTCGAAATTAGACATTATTTTTTAGCCTTTTCTTCTTTAGGTGCTTTTTTACCCATGGCTTCATAGTCTTTAGCAGTATCCTGCTTAGACTTATCTTTAGGCATGGACGCGCCACGTTCGTCGGCGTCATGGCCGTGAGCAGCTTTTTCGTCGATTACCAGGTAGCCGCCTTTAACCATATCGTTAAACGACGGGATGCTTTTCAGCAGCTCAAGCTCTTCATCGCTTACCCGAGTAGCTACGCCTTGCGGAGTTTCCAGCGTTTTTGCGTCTTGAACGTTAGCTTTACCTTTAATGGTAACGCCTGCTTTAGGTGTGCCAACACGTGGATGATTATCGTAAGAAACAAAATCATGGTCAGCAGACAAAGAAGAATAAATGTAAGGCATTGGCGGATTCCTTAAATTAATAGATAAAAAGATGCCGGCCTTTCGACCGGCAAACTTTTAGATACCGCTTGCGCGGTACATACCAAACGGACGTTTAACCAGCACACCAGAGGTAGCGTTGGTAAAGTCTTCCGTAACAACTTTAATGCTAGTATCGACACCGAGCGGACGCAGACGAGTCTGAACGATTTGCTCGATAACGCTGCCGCCGTCTGAACCAGTATCTGCCACAGAAGTAGCGTACAGGTAGAAAGCGTCTTTACCGCCGACTGCTTTATTCAGTTCGTAAACTGATTCAACAGTTACGTTAGGGTAGTTTTTCTGCAGCCAGTCAAGTGCAGTTTCACCGGTATTAGAACCGGTACCGCCCGGGGTAGACAGGTAATCAACCTTGTCGGAAGCAACAGCCAGAACGATAGGCGTTGATTTCGGGTCGATTACTTCTTTAGAACCTTTACGCAGCTGCGCCAGCCCGGTCAAAATGTCTTTAATTTGCTCTTCACGAGTAGCAACATCCCAGCTTTTACCAGACGCGTTATTAACGTATGCCGGCGCGTTAGGGTCGTTCAGGAAACCGTAAACCGGACGGGTAGTGCTTGTCTGATAGCCGAAGAAAGCAACACGGTTACGCGCAACTTCCAGCGCCAGCTGAGCAGCTTCACGTTTAGTAGCAGCGGAGTCAATACCGATTTTACCAGAACGCAGACCTTCCAGCTCGCCTACCTGAAAACCTTCTTCAAAGCGTACGATACCGCGGCGCTCGTAGCTCAGTTTCCAGCTTGACAGCGGGATATTACCGAAGTCGCTGTAAGGCTGGGCAACGCCCACAAGCTCCAGAATTTCCTGAATCAGCTCTTCGTCTTCCCAGGAACCGGCAGTAGTGACACCCATCAGCAGGTCAGCTTTACGCGGTGTAATTGCCACGCGAACCTGGCCGTTAAGCCAAGTCTGCAGGAATTGAGCGTAAACGCCGCCAGCTTGCGGAGTATTAATATTCAGGCCAGGCACAGTAATTGCTGCGTCCATGCCATATGCCTGAGCGTAGTTTTTCATGACAAAGTCAGAAATATTAATACCGATTTTAGACAAAGCGTGTACTTTGTCAGCGCTGTCCATGGCCATGCCAGACAGCTTGCCAGTCAAGGCCCGGACTTGTGCCGGGTTGAGGCGTTTATGAATTACAGAAGATTTCATCTCTTTCCCCTAATTAAGCTGACGCTGCAGGAGTAGGCAGCTGCTGCAGTGCAACAAGCGCCATACCTTTATTAACGTCAAAGCGGACAACGCGTGAACCCGGAATCAGGGTATGAGACGCAGGTGCAACCTGAGCAGGTGCAACCTGAGCAGGTGCAGCAGCAAGCTGGCCGTCTTCAGCATAAGCAATTGCGTCACCGACATTGGCTGCGGTGGTGAGCAGAACCCAGATACCAGCTGTTTGAGAAATTGCTTCCAGCATAACGCCGGCTTCGAGGCCAGGCGCGTCAGAACCGATATATGCAAAAGCAACATCAGATTTAGGCGCGTGCAGCAGGCCGATATAAGTACCGTCACCACCGATAGTACCAGTTTGATAATGGCCGGGAGCAGTAACGTCGCCAGCAAACGGATTATCTACGCGGGTAACCGCGCGGCCGTATACGGTAGGTTCGTCGGCGGCGCCGTTAAACGTAGTTGCCAGCTGGAATGGTTCAGCGCGTACGCCGCCCAGGTCAGCAAGGCCGATTTCGCCGGGGATACCCCAGGCCATATCGTCATTAATTACTTTTTGAAATGGCATTGTCGGTCCCCTTAGAGAGAGTCAATAGCAGAAGCGACGTCATTTTTTGCACCGGCCTGGACAGCAGCATCCGTACCGAAAGCAACATGAGTCGGCTGCTGTTTAACAGCAAGCACACCGTTCAGTACAGCAACTTCAGCACCTTTCTGAACATCTTTAATACCCATTTTTTCCAGGCCGTAAGCAGCAACTTGCTGTGCGGTCATAGAGTCGCAGGCAAACGCGCCGATGTGAACAGAAACACGCTGTGCCAGTTCGTTACGGTCGCTGATAGCTTTCATAATGCTTTCAGCAGAATCCATGCCCTGAACCTGAGTTTTCAGCGCTTTGTTTTCAGTTTCCAGCGCGGCGAGGCGCGACAGAATAGCAGCGTCCATTGCTTTACCTTCGGTAGTTGCCGGGTCAGCATCAGTTGCTGCAGCAGCTGCCGGTTTTTGTTCAGCAGGAGTGGTATCGTCGCCAGGTGCGTCGGTCGTTGCAGCAGGTGTAGCAGGCGCTTCAGCAGCCGGCGTATCGCCGTTACCTTCGCCCATGTGATTAATGCCGGCCATCAGCGCAGCTTTGCTCACGTCGTCAAGTTTGCCAATAGCGGCAAGCAGTTCTTCAAGAGTCATTTTAGACTTCTCCTGGGGGTTATCATCTGCGCTGTCCATGACAGCAACGTCTGAGCCAGTGCGTCCAGTCAATACTAACGCCAGATGGTTCCCGCGTAAATTTCTTTGGACGTACTGATAGGGCTGACCGTTCCAAACACCTGGCTGAAGATAAACATCATACAGGTAACCCGGCGAAAGTTCAACCTTGCCAGCGATAATATCCGCTTTCAGTTCCTCAGAAAACACTTTAAGGTTCGAACGCAGATAAGGCGCGTCAGCATAGACTCCTTCGCCCGTGATACCGGTAAACGGTAAAGAGCCGGTATTAATACCTTTTTGACCTAGCCATACATGGTCGTCTATAAACGGCAGCAGTTTGAAAGACTCAATTGTCTCAGGACGCATGAGTTCTTCCATGGGGCGGTAAACTTTAACGATATCGTCAGGATTACCAGGATAGCCAGGAATTTGGCTACCCATATAATCGTAGACACCTTCTTTAGAAATAGGATTACCTTCAATAGTAATCCAACCGTTAATATCTACCTTACGAGCAGACTCACGGTCCATAGCCCGTGCGTCACGCACTACAGTTGTCATTATTCAACTCCGAAGTCTATCTTTAGTCTGAAGGTACAATGACAATAACGCGGTTGGCCTGGTAATACCATCTTATTATCCTTACTTCCATAACCACAGCCTGTTCCTTTAAACGGCCCTGTAAGAAATTCTCCTGTCGTCAGGTCGAATTCGTGGCCGTCAGCGTGTTCATGATTTTCTCGCGGGTATTTGCCATGACCATAAGTATGTACCCAAATTCCCCTTGTTGAGCCGACAGAACGGGCGCGCTCAATAGCCACGCCTTGATATGCGCTTCTTACCAGGTCCATAGAAGCACGATGAGCTTCTTCATCTGTGCTTTCGTTAATTTGTTTTATTTTGCTGGTCAAGTCTCGTAACGTTGTTTCTGTACCACGGCCTGATACAAAATCTATTACAGTAGACTTCACTGAGCCCAAATATTTTTGGGGCAGTGAGCGCATCGCTTCTCTGTTAACATTAAATACCTGGTCTATTACGCCTTGCGCCGCCGGTGTTAATTCGCCAATAACTATCCCTGCCTCAGCAGGGATAGAGTTTTGAATATTAGTTTGTGTTTCCTTAACTACGGAATCCATTACCGGATTAAGTAACGAATCTGCCATATTAGAAAACACATCACCATAATGCTTTTCAAGACGGCGAAAAACATCAGCTACGCTATCTTTATTGCGTACTGCCCGAAGTATTTCCTCCCGGCTGTGTTGGCGCATTTGCTTGAAGAGCTTGCGCACCCGCTGACTGTACCGCAGTTGAAGTGATACCGGCGTGTAAAGCGGCTGCGAATTCGGCGTCTTCTGATTCTTCTCCGCCATTAGTTGTCTCCAAGTTATAGCCTGAGTCAGGGTCGTTAGCAATGACTTTGCGGTTTTCTTCAGGGCTTACGTTACCAAGTGTCTGGTTAATTTGACGAGTTTGAGCTTTAACCAGTTGAGTATCTGCGCGCTCTTTCTCTGTCGGTTCGTCAAGAGGATTCCATACAGTTTCTACAGCTACGTCTTCGCCCCATAAGTGGCGGGCAGCAAGCTGATAATGGCGTTCCAATACCGGGTCGCAATGGTGCTCTTGAATACCTGCCAGTAAAACATTATAGTTGTCAGTTTCATGTTCGCCTGTTGACTGAAAACCTTTTGGTGTTGTACCCAGTAGCTTAGTTACAGGCATTTCAGCAACAGCGGCTACAAGCTGATATTCGGTCATAATAACTGTATCAACATCCGACAAAGCGGTCTCATGCTGTGAGTAAGTATCAGTTGAGCCCATTAGCATGAGGCCAAAATTATCACGAAGTTCAGAAATTTCCTGGTATCGTGCAGCAATAGCTTCTGGGTCGGCGCCAATCAATTCTAGCGTAGTATTGATAATATTGATACGTTTAGTCATCAACAGCTGAGGGCCTTCGTTAGCTGAACGCTCAGCTGCATATACACGTTCCCAAAGCAATTGCGGTAATGATAATCCACCGTATTGATAAGACGGCTTAAGAATATCAGGCACCTCGGAATAACGTGTAATTACCAGATGTGATTTATGAACTTTCTTGCTACCAATCATCCAGTAGTCAGGACAATAAAAATCAATTCGGGTAGGGTCGGTTACGTTACGCGAGTCTAATACTGGTGAGCACCATACCTGGTCTATCTGGCTTATACCCTGATAAGTGCCTGGCTGAACAGAATCAATATTAAATGGTTTTTCATAATATTTAGGGTCATTGCTGTTGACTTTAAACATTGCAATACGAATGCCAAAGCCACGAGTATAACGTGCTTGTTCTCGTACAACTGACTTAATATTGCGCTTACGGTCAAAAGCTTCAAGGCGTTTTACTTTTTCTTCTTCCAACCCTTCGAACTTCCAGCCGTTACGGGTAGCATCAAATGCCGGAATAGAACAGGCTCGGTTAATAAGCCAATGCTGAAGCAATACGCTAATAGCCTGATAGCCAATCCACGCCTGATTTGCATACCAGGCTAGCATATGTGGCGGGATGCCTCCGGCGCCGCTAAAGCGATAGGCAGCTGTCATACTAGACGTGTCTACACAGGCGCTATCCATGGCCATACCCACCCGGCCTGGCGTCATATCTACGAGCTTAGCAGGCGTGACCGGAATAGCGGCTGACATAATAAACTCAGCTTTTGCCTGTTTGCTGGCGTGAGTGGTAAAGCCCGTCGTGCCTAATACGCTGGCCTTCGGTTCATTGTTCTTTGCCAGCACAGCCAGCAGCGAGTCACGCTCAGCAGTAAGCGTATCTACAAGCTGTTGCATTTCCGGCGATAAAGCCGGTTTCTTTTTACGAAAAACATTAAACGGCCAAATCATCCGAAGATTCCTTGTGATTTACCAAATGTCAGTTTCTCCACGGCGTCCATCATAGTATCTACCTGGTCGTCAAATACCCCGTTCGGGAACTGAGCACATTCTTCCAGGAAGTCTTTGAGCCATGGCGCGTATTTAGGTAGCAACACGTTTCCTGCCGCTAATTGCGGCGCAACATCATTAGCGCGTGTTACCTTATCTTTATCACGTTGAATCGGCATAACCGGCAGCCGCTCGCGTTTTAAAGTTTGAATCAGGCCAGTACCAGAAACTTTATCTTCTACATAAAACGCACGAAGAACGCCAAACTGTTTAGGCTGATTTGCATGTTTTTGCCAGAAAGCCCGGGCCATTGCAACCAGCTCAGGTGCTTCCCATTTACCTCGAAGCATATCTAGCTTAATGGCTTTACCTGGTATGGTCACGCCGTCTATTTTTGTCGGCAGCGTCATACCCCAACATGCTAACACACTCCAGTCATTTTGTTCAGCTGTTTTCTGCGCTGTATCCGCAACAATAATACGGTAAGCAAGCGGAGGCGGTTCACTGTACTGCTGGAACCATTCGGTTTTGAACAGGTTACCACCGATAATAGTAGGCGACTGCTGATATAGCGCAAGCCAGTTACCTTCGGACATTGCAGCTTTACGTTCAAGCAAAAACTCAAGCGATTTATGTTCAGGAAACAACGGCTCGCCGGCTTTACGTTTGAGTTTACCCGACAAAGTGAACTCATCTTGCTCAGCAATAGCTTTGTACTTCAACACCCGGACACCGGCCGGCATACGTTCCAGCAGACGTCCTACAGGGTCGTCAATATGCCAGCGCGTCAGGATAATCAGAAGACCTGCATCCTCTGAGAATCGTGTAAAGAAGTCGTCTGTAAACCAGTCCCATGCTGCTTCACGAGTAGTCGGCGAGTTCGCCTCGGCGCGACCTTTTAACGGGTCGTCAATTACGCCGAGGTCGAGACTTTCACCAGTAACCGAGCCCCTGACGGTAGTGTTACGAAAATAGCCTTCCCGGCCGGCATATTCAATAAGGTCACGATTCTTAGTAGTTGTATCGTTCTTCTTACCGGTTGAGAGCTTAACTCCGGGGAAGATTTCTTGGTAGACTGGCGAAGAGTATATACGCTGCAGCTTAAGGTTACACCGAATGCCGAGACGCTCAGAAAACGAGCCGTAGATTGTCCTCTTGTCCGGGTCGCGCCCCGCCATCCAAGATATGAAATCGATGATAGCAACCGATTTTCCGTGCTGAGGAGGTGCTTCAATAACGAGTTTCGGACGCTCTCCTCGTTCGAATGCTTCGGCGAATGCTTGTAACTCATCACACACCTCACGGTTGAACCAACCCCATTTGTCTTTAGGGTTAATCAGCTGACGGTAAACAAAGAAGTTATCACGTGCTTCAAGGATTAACTTCTTACGTTTAAGCTCGATTTTACGCTGAAGTATCTGAAGCTTTATCGCCTGACTCTGTGTCTTCATCAGTACGAATCTCCTCGTGCATACCAGCCAACCGTTCCATTTCCTCGAGCTTTTTCAGTTCAGCGTCAAGCTCGTCAAGGGTCATATCAATATTGCGGCTGGTAACAGTAGACTCAGACACAACTTCGGTAGCCTGTAGCTTAGGCGCCATGTATGGCAATACACTGAGTGCAGCTTCAGTCATATGCTTATAGTCTTGCTTGTCTTCTGCCATGGCAATGGCGCGCTGGATTACTTCGAGCGGAGAAAGTTGAACTTGTTCAAGCTTCCGAATGAATTCGTCAGTGCGTGAGCGAGATGGTGATTTCATAATAAAAAATCCAGTCTAGTTAGCGGTTACTAGACTGGATGATACTATGTTATACAATCAAACTAGAAATTTATTTCCCTTGGCACGGTTTTGTGACATGGGGAGATATTGTAAATTCTCAGGAACGTGTAGCCCAGATACTAATTTACCTTGTAGTGGAACTATATGGTCTACTTCGTATCCAGGAGGACATTTTTCATAAATATCTTTTATCTTATCTAAATTAGACCAAACAGGTGTACGTTGTAACAACATAGCGCGTCGTTTAGCTAATCTTGATTTATGTTTACCGGGATTATTATGTGCCCAAGCTAGACTAGCCCTATTATTATAAGCTTTTCCTTTTTCAGTACGTTGATATTCTCTTGCGCGTATGACTGCGCAATTATGACACCCTCCACGGTTAGACGTACGAAAAATTGTACCACCACATTTTGAGCAAGGAACGTGATATTCAAATTGTGGTAGTCCTGCTGCTTTTGCTATTTTAGCTGCTTTATATTTGCTCATATTAATGCCACTAGCGTTAACGCACCGCCTGGTCCACCGTCAATACTACACCATCGGCCATCAAGGTCTACCTGATAGTTACACGATGTTCGTCCTGTTCCTGACCGTATCGGGTCGCATGGGGCTTTGATAACAATGTACGGCGAATTATCGTAGTGGCTTCTGCCGAAGCCGACAAAGGAGGCGATGCGGCCGTCTTTTGTCAGCGCCTTGCGCCCTTGCACAAATTGTTCCATGTCAAAAGAATCCGGCTCGCTGGCCGGCTCTTCTGACTCAAGGATATCAAACAGGCTCATTAGTATAAATCGCCTCCGAGCATGCGTTCAATCCAGTCAACAATATCTGTTACGCTGTGCATAGTGTAATCATACACAAAAACAGAAGATTGACCAATTTTGCCATCTTTTACCAGGCTGTCATAGGCATCGTATAATGCCGCATGGTTTTCACGTACACCTGGCATCTGGCCGCGAATTTTGTCGCCCAGCACAAGTTCTTTAGGCGGTAAACAAATAATAAGCAATGCGTCATAAGCAAGTCGCTCTACGTCATGCATGCCAAAGTAAGGCATTTGTTTACGGACAACAACATCGTAGATTAGCCCGCTAACAGCCTGGCTGCGGTCAAGGATAAACTTACCAGAGTCAGCACATTCGTCTTCAAACTCTGCTGCTGCAAAGTCATTAGACTCAGGCTTACCTGCGTGACGGATTTCACGGTCATATATATAAGAGAGCTGGTCTACCAGAGTAGTCTTACCAGAGTTGTCTGGACCTTCAATACAGATGTTCATAATTTGCTCCTCAGTGAATGTGCCTTCATTATAAGCCTGACTGTCTTTGGTAGTACACAAAAAATAATTGGAAAAAGTTGAAAAGGCTATTCCCTTTCTGGCTGAATGGGTGTACTATTATCTCATCAACAAGCAATAACCAAAGTCAACCAAACGTGAGGATTTAAAAATGAGTAACTCAAACGTGTTCTTTGTTCTGACTTCTGCTTTCTCTGTGCTCCGTGTTACCAGTGCGCCAGTCGCCGACGCCGTCTACGAAATAGTAGTTCGTCGTGACGCCTTGGAAGCCTTTAGTGTACAGCAGCTGGTCGCTATCGCGAAGAGCATGAACTCTGAGCTGAAGGTAAACACCAAGCAGTCTAAAGAATCTATCCTGTCGGCTACTGACGCTGAGCTTGAAACTTTCCCTGTGGAAGTAATTGCCCATCGCCCGGCAACAGAGACAACTAGTTCAGCGCCGCGTACTGGCACCAAACAGATTTGTTTCGACGCCTTTAGTGGCATTGATATGAACGATAAGACAGCAGCACGTGCTCTTATCGACGAGCTGGTGGCAGAGCACAACCTGGACAAGCGTGTTGTTCAGTCTTACGCCTCCAACTATCGCAAAGCTATGAAAGGCGAGTAACAAGCATAATGTATTTTCTGGGCGGTAACTCCCGCCCTTATGCTATTAATTTATTTTTCACTGGAGTATAAACCATGCGAAAACCAGTTAACAAAGATACAGTTGCAGCAGAAGTAAAAAGGCTTGAAGCTCAGCCTAGTCTGTCCATGCGTGAGCAGTTTCATCTTGACTGCCTGAGACGCTTACTCGTCGGTCTCACTTACGTATGAGAGCAAAACGTTACTTTCCGTACAGGGCCTGGTGGCGTAATAATCCTGCCAAGCCTTGGAAATAAATGAAGTGCCAGATATTTTCTGGCATTTTTTCATTTTAGCTATTCACTTCCTATTAAATCCCCAGTATAATGAACCTATAAAATGTGATTAACTATTTTACTGGAGTTTCAAAATGTCTATCCAACGCCTCACTAAGTATGTTAACCTGGCGCTGAATAACAGCAGCGAGGGTGAAGCTCGCAATGCTGCTAGTCGTTTCTTTAAAACCCTTAAGTCGCTGGATATGCGTTTTAACTCCAAACAATGGGGCTTGTCTAAAGCTGATAGTCTTCGCCTTGCTGAGCTGGGCGGCGTGAAGCTGAAAGGTGTTGAGCCGACAAAAGAGGCGAGTGTCAAGCCCGTATCTAAAGCCGGCCAACATGGCAATGTTAATGTAAAAGCAACTTGCTACAAAGCATTTGGTGCTATTGATATGGACAATAGCGTCAAGCGTAGAGCAGCGATTAACTGGCTTGTAGAAAATTTTAACTTCGATAAGCGTTCTGTTCAGAGTTATGCCAGTAACTACCGTAAAGAAAATTCATTTCAATAATAAAAAGCCGGCTTTCGCCGGCTTTTTTCATTTAGGAGTATAGCTAAGAATTTTAATTGTGCCAGAGCCGCGGGCATAAACTTTCTCAGCGGTAGCAGGCAGATTAATACCAACGCCCATACCAATACCCTCTACACTTGCGGCAGGAGCTGCAGTCTCAAGTGTAATTTCGCAGTCAGACATGCCGAAACCGTTACGCCCTGGCAGTACAGCAATAGCTTTTGAACCGTCGCTAATTACCTGCCAGTCTTTAGTTAAAGTTACTTTATTTGCCATTATTTTATCCTTATGCGATAGTGACAGAAATGTCAGCTGTTAAGTTTTGGTATTTAGCGGTTATAACAGCTGTACCGGTATTCAGTCTTACAGCAGTCTGACCTGGCGCGTAACCGTTAGATATAGCTGCTACAGCGCTATTGCTGGAAGACCAGGTTGCGACTGTTCTGCCAGACTTCAAGCCTAGCTCTGTTACAGCGTTGTTGTCGAGTGCTACATTCTCAGCGACTGTTGTGCCACTAGGCAGAGTCTGCGCTTTGTTAAAACGCAAAAAAGCAGAATAAAGACGCGTACCTACCGGCCCGTCTTCTTTCCAATGATAGCGGTCAGCGCCCGCCACTACGCCTGTTGTTGCCGGGTTATTACTTTCATTATCGTTCTGAATAAACAAGAAACAGTCATAAGCATAAACCAGATTGCTGTAGACAGGCTGACTGTTACCGTTAATTGCTCTTAAGCGATAGACACCTGCGTCTGCGCTGGTAGCTGTTCCTTTGTTGGGTGTTACACTGCTGAAATTCGTATTAGACCATGAGCCGTCGTCATTACGTTTCTGCCACCCGACAGAAGACGCGCCTGATACTGCGGC